TGAAATAAGCACGGACATCATCTTTTAATACATCATCAAATGCTCCAGGCTGTATCTTTTCTCTAAAACCTCCTAGGTCCTCACTTAATGAATTAAACATCGCAGCGTGTCCTATAACCACATCCTTGCCTTCCTTTGTTGCTAGTCGGCTTTCGATATTAAAGTATCGAGTTTCTGATGTGTGTTTTTTATCCCATACATCGGTTTTGTCTTTTGCTCTATATTCATCTTCTTCATCTTCTTCGAGTTCTTCTTCTTCTTCCTCATCTATTTCTTCCTCTATTTCTTCCTCATCTGAATGTCCAGGGATGTGGTCATTTTCTTCTATAACTTCATCCTCCGTGATGGTTTCCACCGATTCGGCATCCACCTCAGCTTCCATATCATCCTCAACAGATGCATCAATATCTTTTTCATATACAATTGTTATAGTTTTCTCATCTTCTATGATTTCGATTATGTGTCTTTTTTTTATTTCTGTTGCCATTTTATTCTGGTTTTGTTTCCGTGTTGTTTTTTAATGTTCCACCATCTATGATGTCTGAAAGGGTAGCCATATTTAATTGCATAAAGTGATTAGTTCCTCCTTCGATTGTTGGTAGTTCCTCTAGTTTTCTTATTTCATCTATACTCATTGCTCCAATGTTTAGCATTGTTCTGTAGTATTCGGACCTGTCTTTTGGTGTCCCTCTTAGCAATGCGTTAACAATAAATTTAGTTTGTACTTTGCCTTGTTCGTTTGCTCTAAATAATTTTGTATTCATTTCTGATTCCATCATTACTAAATATGGCATCAAAGAATATTGTACAAATTCTCTACTTTGCTCTGAGATATTATTAAAACTGGATTTGCTTAGGTCGGCTAGCATATGAGGTGGTACATTATATAATCGGCAGATTTCCTCAATGCTGAATTGCCTGGATGCTAAAAATTGAGAGGCCTCATTTGATAGGCTTATTTGTTGAAATTTAAGGCCTTCCTCCAGGACCATTGTTTTATTTGAGTCTCCTATGTTTGTGTAGTTTTCCTGGAATGAAATTTTCAATCTTGTTATTGCTTCATCTGATAGGTGTCGGTCTGTAGAAAGAACCCCACTTACTTTTGCTCCATTTCCAAAAAATGAATTTCCGTATTTCTCCAAGGCCAGGCCGTATCCTATTGCGTTTGCTCCTACATCAATTGGCGACATTCCTACCAGTCCATCTCGGCTCATAACTTTAAAATGTAGGATATCTGTGCTATCTACAATTCCTCCACCTTCAAGTTCATAATAAATTTTTCCATCGTTTTCTACTAGCTTTGTTTCTGTTGCCATCAATGGGATTAGTTCCACTGGTCTTGCTCCACCATTCCTTTTAATATAAACGAATGAGTTTCCTCTGGTCAATAAATCAATCATACATTTTTGAATAAAAATATAGCTTGTCATATTTTCGTTCGGTTGTGTATGTAATAAATTATATAACTGGTGCTTTGTTGCTTGGGATTTGTTTCCTAATTTATCCGATTCAAAAACAGCCAGTGGGAGTTGTGCTACTGATTCAGATAATATTCTTATTGCAGACCACACAGCTGTGAAATTAAAGGCTGTTTCATCTGTTACGATTATTCCAGAATTCGAACCTCTACCTGTCATTGAAGATAAAAAGTCGTTATTTCGCTTTTGTATTTTTTTGCCAGAACGAATAAAAACACTTTTCAGTGTATCAATTAAACCCATATAAATTTTTAGCTATTATTTGCTACAATTATACGAAATGTTTTAAGTCCTACAATGTAGTATTGTTTCTTATTTTCTTATTCTTTGTTACTCGGAAGCTGTCATATGATGCGTACCTTCTTTTTAAAAAGTATTTTTCATATTCCTTTTCTGTTATTTCGTACGCTTGTTCATTGCTTTTGGATGTTTTGCAGTTTTTGTGGAAGCGTTTTTCAAATCCAGCAGGGCTTAATAGTGATAAAATTTCGATAGATAGTTTCATAATTTAAAAGCTTAGTATTCCACGTTCATTATATATTGATTCTCCTGGTGCTTCATCTGTCATCATTTCTCCTATAGCCATAACCAGTGATATCATTCCATCCACTTTTTCAGATGATTTCTGTTTGTTTATTTTTATGTTTCCAGCTGGGTCTGTTTGTAATTGTATGTTTTCACATTGCCATCTTAAAACTGGATTATTTAAATGGTTTATTTCTTTTTTTAATACCAGCTTTTCTAGTTCCTTTGTTGGTGAGCTCATTGATTTATACCCTTGGCCAAATTGTGACATTGGTATTCCATCCTGTTGGCTAAGTTGGATTATTAATTGGCTAGAATTCCATCTATCAAAGGCTATACTTTGGAGGTCGTAGTCCTCAATAATCGCATTTATATCCTGTCTTATATAATCATAATCTTGTACGTTTCCTGGTGTCGCTTTTATATATTCATCTGCAATCCATTCATCATATGGTAGTTTGTATTTTCTACCTCGTATTTCGGCTGATGCTTCTGGACACCAAAACCAAACCAGAACCACATCTTTTTGGTCCTCCATTGGAAAGTATAAAGCTAGCGAGCTAAGGTCCATCGTGCTTGCCAAATCCAAACCACCCCAGCATTTTTGTCCCTTCAAAGTTTCCAGGTCTATGTCCTCATAATTTTCCATCCAGACTGAGTCGCTTATCCATTTGCTTATTGATGTGGTCCATTGGTTGAGATGCAATCGCTTGAATGTATTTTCATAGCTCGGTAATTCAGAAGCCCTTTTAGCTTCGTTTTTTAGGTATTCCTCACTGATTGAAACTCCTAGATTTGGGTTTGCTTTTCTCCAGGTTTCTGGGTCTTGTATATCATCCCCTTCCTCTGCTGCATAAATTAAAGGTAGAAAGGTATCATCATTTATAATTCCTTCTTTTACTTTTTGTGCATAATCGTGGACCTCCCAGCAAATGTTCCCATCTGTTTTGCTTGAGCCTGCTGTGGTCATTGTAAATAATAAAGGCTGAGTCCTTGCTCCTGTCCCTGTTATCATTGTATCATATAGCTCCCTGGATTTCTGGGTGTGTAATTCATCAAATAAAATTCCATTTGGATTGTGTCCGTGCTGTAGGCTGGCATCTGAAGATAGGACTTTATATGTGTTTCCTTTTTGTGGAAATGTTATTGAATTTCTGAATACTTTGGCCTTGCTACTTAGCATTGGGTCTTGCAGTATCATTCGCTTTGCCAAATCAAATATAATTGATGCTTGAGCTCTGTCTCCTGCACAGCTGAATATCTCGCTTCCTAGTTCGCTATCTGCAAATAATAAGTATAATCCTATCGCTGCTCCGAGTGAGCTTTTTCCGTTCTTCCTGGCTATCTCGCAGTAGACACTTCTGTATTTTCTTAGGCCTGTATCGGTATGTTTCCATCCAAAAATTGGCCGTATTAAATCTTCCTTTTGCCATTCCTCAAGTATAAAAAGTTCCCCAGCTAGGTCTCCTTTGCAATGCCTTATATGAGTTTCAATAAATGCTACGGCCCTGTCAGCTGATTCCTCATCAAAGTAATATTTAGTTTTTTTATTCAAAGAAGTTATACTCGTTATTGTTTTGTATTAATGTAGGCTGGTTTATTGAGCTTCTGGCTGTTGGTGTAAATCCAAATTGTGTAGCTAATTTTAAGGCTCTATCTAAAGCATCGTTAGCTATCTTTTGGTAGGGTACGGCCTGCATATGCTTAAGCGTTCCATCTGGGTTCTTATAAATTTGTATCCTTCCTTTTTCTCTTAGCATTTTCTCTGTCTCAATGTGTAGGCTTATTGCATTGCAGTAGGCTTCCAAAAGTGAGAGGTCGATCTGGTGGAGCATTCGCTTGTTGTAAAGTTCCGAGCATACTTTTATCCATTCGCTTTTGCCTATCTCTGATAGCCATTCTGGTGCTAGGGGTATGGTGTGAACGAGTGCTACTTGCATTTCGTTTTCCATCATCCGTTCTGTTTTGGTTGTGCCTTGTAGCTCCTTTATCTTTGTCGGTATTTTTTTCCGACCTCTAGTCATTTATCTTTTGTGCTTTTTCTCCAGTGTATTGCTCCCATCTTTCGACTATAACGCTTGCGTATTTTTGGTCTAGTTCCATCGTATATGAAATCCTATTTAATTTTTCAGCTGCTATCATTGTACTTCCAGAGCCACCGAAAAGGTCCAGCACTATTCCCTGTGCTTCTGTGTTGTTTACTAATGCTCTAATGCATAGGTCTACTGGCTTCTGTGTTGGGTGTTGGTAGGTCTGTACGCTGTCTTTTTTAATTTCCCAGCTTGAGCTTTCATCTCTTATTGCATAAATTATTTGTAGCAGTTTTGCTTTTGTGAATTTCTCAAAGTCAATAGTTCCCTCTCTTAGTATTGTTTTGTTTTTCCTGTCTCCAAACCATTCATTATTGTGGCCTACTTTTCTAACATAAAAGCACGGCTCGTGAGCCCAGTGGTAGTCGCTTCGGCCCAGGCTCATTCCTTTGTTCCATATCAGTTGTTCTTTTACTTCAAATCCTGCATCTTTTATTGCTGTCTCGAATACCATTTGTGTTTTTGAAGCGTGCCAAATATAAACGGCTGGGTTTTCAATTGAAAATTTAAACAAATTTTTAAAAGCTCCGAGTAATAAATCGTATAGTGGTTCTCCTCTTAGCTCATCATTCTTTATTATTTCGTGGTTTGTTCCTTTATATGAAACTCCATATGGTGGGTCAGTAAATATTAAATCTGCTTTTTGGCCATTCATTAATTTTTCTACATCCTTTTCGCTGGTGCTGTCTCCACACATTATCCTGTGGTTTCCTATTTGGTAGATGTCTCCGAATGAAACTCTCGCATTTTTAATTTCTGGGACTTGGTCATCTGGTATATTCCCATCTGTAATAATATCATCCTGGAAGAATAGTTCCTCTGGTTGAAATCCCCAGTCGGTTAGTTCCTCAACTGAAAAATGATTAGCCATCATATCCATATCCCAGCTTCCTACATTTTTATTTAATCTTACATTTAGTTCCTTTTCTCGTTCGTATGTAAGGTCAATTTCTACAGCTGGTATTGTTTCGTTTCCTAATTCCTCCCATATCCGTACCCTCTGGTGTCCTCCTACCAGGATATTTTCTCTCTCGGCATTGGTGTTTACAATTATTGGGTCGACTATTCCGAACCTAGAAAGGCTATCTTTTAAGTGTTTATGTTCCTCCTTTGTTAGCTTCCTTGGATTGTATTCTGCAAAGATTAAATCTTTGATTTTCTTTTCGATTATTTTCATTTTGTTTTTTAAATTTATTTTACAAAGATATAAAAAAAAGGCTTTGCTCAGAAGCTGTACCCCCCCAATGCTTAATTGTGGGTTATCGAGAGAAAAGT